AAAAGAAGAAAATGTAATGCAAGAAGAACATTATAAAAAAATAGGTGAGACTTGTGGTATTCAAATTACATATGCAAAACATGAAACCAATCAATGGAATGGAATATTTTCTTCTGACAGTGAATACTTAGGTTTAATTAATTTAGCTAAGGTAAAACAAATTACACCAGAAGAACAGTTTAATCTTAATGAACACCTGACTAGAATTGATGGATATAAATTAAATGCAATATCAAAAGAAATAACTAACTATAAAAAAACTTATGGTCTTATAGACTTTAACGACATGGTAGAAAGTTTTTTAATAAAAGGAACTTGTCCAGAACTAAAGGTTATTTTTGTAGACGAAGCACAGGACTTATCTTTAATTCAATGGGCTATGTTAAAAAAATTAATCAAAGACAATGACAATCCAGATGTATGGATTGCAGGAGATGATGACCAAGCAATCTTTGGATGGGCTGGTGCAGATGTAAATTCTTTTATTGCATGGCCTGGTCAAGAAATACCTCTGACTAAATCAAGAAGAGTCCCGATTGATATTCAAACTAAAGCTTTAGATGTTATATCTAGGGTTGGAATAAATAGAATACAAAAAGATTATTTACCTAAAGAAGAACGAGGAGAAATAGTTGAAAGATTTAAACTTACAGATCTTATTACAGATATGGAAAAAGGTGACTGGTTAATATTAACTAGGACTAATTCATTATTAAAACCAATACTACCTATACTTAAAAGACACGGTTTGTTTTTTCAAACAGCACAGGGAAATAGTATTGGTAAATCTTTGTATGAAGACATAGGATATTGGAATCAAATGAGAGAAGAAAAAGAAATTCCAGACATACAAAGACAAAGAGTAGAAGAAAGAATGTCAGAAGTAGATATTACTTTACCGTGGCAAAAAGCTTTTACTAAAGTGTCTCCAACTCAAATAGATTATATGGAGTCTATGATTAATAATGGTGAAGACTTATCTCAAGAACCTAGAATCAGAGTGTCTACAATACACGGAGCTAAAGGAGGAGAAGCAACTAATGTTGTTTTATTTTTAAATCAAACAACAAACACTATGGCAGGTGCTAAAAAATCTTTAGAAAAACAAGATGAAGAATACAGAGTTTGGTATGTGGGTGTAACTAGATCTGCAAAAAATTTATATTTAATAAAAGCAAACAATAAATCAAAGGAGTTTAAAATATAATGGCGTACTTAAATGCAAACATACCAGTAATAGAATGCTGCGTAAGAGGAAATTACTTAAGAGATCAAAAAGATTCACACGATAAATATTTTGAAGTAGGAGTATTTGGTTTTAGTTCTATACCAAACAGAGTGCCTATGTTTCATTTCTTAATGGAAGATGGTGGACTATGGTGGCGAGCACCCATATCAGCTTTCTGTACAAAGCCTGGAGTAAAAGAATTACCTCTTGATGAATTAGTTATGTGGGACAGTTTTAGTTACAATGTAAGTGTTACAACTTTTTATGAATTAGCTGGAGCTACAATGCAATATACATCAAGGAGAAAAGTAAAAAGAAAAGGTAAATATTTATTCACAATTGATTGGTGTGCAGGAGATTTTAATGAATTAAATTTTGGCTATGCAGAAAAACCAGACCAACATAAATGTGGTCATGTTCTTGAATTAGAAGACGGTAATTTTGCTATACAACCTAACAATAGACTTAAAATGTTTGATGCATCTATGGGTGTTGATCCATCTAAAAATTTAATTAATAGATTAGTAAGTAGCAAAATATATTCTGTAGAAAATTCTGCTAAATGGATTACTGACGAACATGAAAAAGGTAGTTATGACTACAAACTTAAAAATCTAAAGGAGGACAAGTAATGAAACCATTAGTATTTAAAGCACAAACGGAATGGTCTAAGCCAGAAGAATTTCCAGATCTTAGACAAGCAGATGTAATTGCAATTGACTTAGAAACATGTGATCCAGATTTAAAAACAATGGGATCTGGTTCTATTGTTGGTCGTGGTAAAGTTGTAGGCATAGCTGTAGCTACTGATGGCTACTCAGGATACTTTCCATTTGATCACGAAGGTGGTGGTAACCTAGAAAAAAGTAAGGTAATTCAATGGTTTACAGATGTCTGTAAGTCAGATGCAATAAAAGTATTTCACAATGCAATGTATGATGTGTGTTGGATTAGATCGATGGGAATAAAAATTAACGGACAGATTGTTGACACAATGATTGCAGCGTCATTAGTAAATGAAAATAGATTTAGATTTGATCTTAATAGTTTAGGTTGGGATTACTGTGGCCAGGGTAAAAATGAATCTGAATTAAACGAAGCAGCAAAAGAATGGGGAGTAGATCCTAAAGCTGATATGTGGAAACTACCTGCAATGTATGTAGGTAACTATGCTGAACGTGATGCAGAACTAACATTAAATTTATGGAAGGTTATGCAAAAAGAACTAACGGACCAGGACCTAGGATCTATTTTTGAACTCGAGACAGATCTGTTTCCTTGTCTGGTTGATATGAAATTTCTTGGTGTGAGAGTGGACGTTCAAAAAGCTCATACACTGAAGCAACAGCTAGCATCAGAAGAAGAAAAGTTACTCCAAAAAGTAGAATTAGAAACAGGGATAGAACCTCAAATATGGGCAGCACGATCAATTGCCAAAGTTTTTGATAAACTGAAACTAGACTACGAACGAACGGTAAAGACCCAAGCGCCTTCATTTACTAAAAATTTTCTCTCTTCTCATAGTCATCCTTTAGTACAGTGTATAGCAAAAGCTAGAGAAATAAACAAGGCACACACAACATTTATAGATACAATTATTAAACATGAACATAATGGTAGGATTCATGCAGATATAAATCAAATTAGATCAGATACTGGTGGGACAGTAACTGGTAGATTTAGTTATTCTAATCCTAACCTACAACAAATTCCTGCACGCAACAAAGACTTAGGACCATTGATCCGATCCCTCTTTATTCCCGAGTCTGGTTGCGAGTGGGGATGCTTTGACTACAGTCAACAAGAACCAAGACTCGTAGTGCACTATGCATCCCTTGATCAAGACGCCAGCGTATTTAATGTTAAGGATGCTTACGAAGATGGTAATGCAGACTTTCATACAATCGTTGCAGAAATGGCTGAGATACCAAGAGACCAAGCTAAAACAATTAACTTAGGATTGTTCTATGGTATGGGTAAAGCTAAATTACAAGCAGAACTTGGTGTATCAAAAGATAAGGCAGAAGAATTATTTTCTATCTATCACGAGAGAGTACCCTTTGTAAAAAGTTTGACAAGATCTGTATCTAACAGAGCTCAGCAACGTGGACAGATAAGAACTTTACTAGGTAGGCTTTGTCGTTTCCATTTATGGGAACCTAATACTTTTGGTATGCATAAAGCATTACCCTTTGATCAAGCTGTCCAGGAACATGGACCAGGCATCAAGCGTGCTTATACTTACAAAGCATTAAATAAATTAATACAAGGTAGTGCAGCTGACATGACAAAAAAATCTATGTTAGAGTTATATAAAGAAGGGATTGTGGCACATATACAGATACATGACGAACTTGATATTTCTGTCAAAGATGATAAACATGCTAAAAAGATTGTAGAAATAATGGAATCTGCAGTTGACTTGGAGATACCTAACAAGGTAGACTACGAGAAGGGTAAAAATTGGGGTGATATACATTAAGGGGGAAAATTAAAATGAACTTAAAAGAGCATATACCACATTTTGTGGCAGAACATAAAAAAGCAATAGCTGTTGCTGTTGTTATTTTAATTATAGCTATAGTTATATAGTATGAAACGAGACCGCAATGAACTTAGCCGACTTGTTAAAAAAAAATATTGTAATGGTACCTGTAGTAGCTTCAGTGCTAGTCGGGACATTTACGGGCGTTCGTTATATTGTTAATCTCACAGACACTATCAATACTAATCAGCAAGAAATAGTAGATCTTAAAAGAGATTTAAAAGTTGCCAAAGATAAAATTACAGATCAGAATACAAGACTAACTTCTGCTGAGTCTACTTGGCAGATGGCAGAAAATTTATATAGACAATTAGCAGATCAAGTCAGAGAACATAGTTACGACATAAAGGATTTAAACAGGTAATGTATGGAGAGTCTCAGGATGGATTACAGATTTACTGCAATATTAATTATAATGTTAACCCTACTAGCTTTTTTTGGTGGACCTGCATATCCTAAAAATGAATATCTTAACGAGTATGGTGCAAGATGTGGTGATATGGAGATAACTACAGAACAAAGAGATACTGATTATAATTACTCGGACAACAGCACAAACGAACAACAGTATTTAAGATTTACTTACAGAAAGTATTTAGGCACAGACTGTAAGACACAAAAAGAAAATGCAAATTTAAAACAACAATTAGAATTAATGAAAATGTGTGGTAGAGTTAATGCTAATCCAAGCCTTGCGACCAACGAAAACTTTGCTTTATTGGTATCAAAATGTAGAGGTGTAACTCCTGCAATTGATAGAAGTAGACCAGAGGATTCTCAAAGTTTATGGGATGATATGAAAGATGGCTACAAAAAAGAGAACCCAGAGATCAATTTAATGGGAGATAAATTCATAAAATCAAAGAAAAGCAAATTGAAAATCCCACCAAAAGATTATATACTTCCAAAACCAAAACCTAAAATAGATGATTGATAGATTTTTTTATACACTGTTTAACGGAATAGACCGTTTATGTGAGGCTGTTGCTAAAAAATTAGCAGGACCAAGATGTCAATGTAAAAAGAAAAAAAATGTCAAATAAACCTTTAAATATATCTGAATCAGCTGCTGTACAGATGCCGATGAAAACCGTAGCATCGTTGATCATACTGGTCGCAATGGGTGTATTCGCATATACAGAGTTGACTTCGAGATTAGTATCGTTAGAGACTTCACGTGAGTTGTTTACAAATGATTTATTAAAAAAATCAGAACAGGTCCCTGTGGACCAGGAACAACATTTTTTATTGGAAGATTTGTATAAATCAGTAGAGAAAATGGAAGAGACTCAAGAGATGAATATGACAAACAAAGTTAATATAGAATTTTTAAGAGATCAATTAGAAAAAGCATTAAAAGATATTGAAGATTTAAAAGATAAGGTAAGGGCAAATGGCAACGGGGCGCATTAATAGAAAAGTATTAGATCACATCGCACAGA